AGGACGGCGGCATCATCAAGTCGGATTTCCATAAGAAGACGACCAAGATGAGCACCGCTGAGGGCGAGCATCACACTCCCAAAAAGACCGGCGAGGTCAAAATGGGCAATGATGGCGGCTACAAGCACGGCGGCAAGGCCATGAAGAAGTTCGCCAAGGGTGGCGGTGTCGAGGGTAACGTCTCGAGCACCCCGGCGGGTGTCACCAACACTTCGACCGGTGCGGTCACGAAGGGCAATGCTGGTGGCTACAAGAAGGGTGGTGCCGCAAAAAAAGCTTTTGCTACGGGGGGCGTAGTTGATACTGGGCGTCCCGTAGCAATGCCCCAAGGTAGGAAGCCTCCGAGCAAGCCCGTCGCGATCTCCGAACTTTCCGGAGCGTTCAAGAAGGGCGGCAAGGTAAAGTGCTGATAAGCGGGGGCTTCGGCCCCCGTTTTTTATTGGGAATACCATGAAAGTTCAAACCGTATCCAAGACCGGGATCGGATCGAGCAGCGCTCTGGTCATGAACACCAACGTCACCCCCTTCAATGTGGGTTTTGGTGTGATCGTGTCGGGCACGGTTGATTACACGGTCCAACACACTTTCGATGACCCCGCAGTCGGGTTCTCGACTTGGTTCTCGCACCCCACGATTACCGGTGAGACCACGAACCAAGACGGAAATTATGCCTTCCCTGTCACCGGCATCAAGGTGTTGGTGAACTCCGGTGATGGCACCGCTACTCTGAAACTGGTTCAGGCGGGCATTTAAATGCCGCACGTTGGCTACACCGGGGTCGCGAATCAGGCGAACACTACTGATGGGTTCGCGGGAAGCGTTAATGCTGTCAACCCGGTGGGCGGTGGCATCGGCGAGGATGTTGGCGACGATGGCGTCGTAGACCTGTATGGTGCCGCACCGGTGTCGACATACTACATTGCCGACGAGACTGATCCGGGTTACGTCCTCCAAGAGGACGACGATAAAATCATTCTGGAGTCGTCATAATGGCTGACCAAAAGATCTCGGCAATGCCGTCTGCTCTCGCTCTAACGGGCGCGGAGTTGATCCCTCTTGTTCAGAGCGGTGCGAACGTCAAGGCCACATTGTCGACGCTTAACGCTTTCGCCCACAATTACGGGGCTTTCAGCGATAACACCGATCAGACAGGCAGCACGACTGCGGGTACCGTGGTGACGCTGAACACCACCGATATCGCGGACGGCGTTACGATTGCGAGTGGCAGTCGGGTCACTGTCCCGGCTACCGGGGTTTATGATCTTCAGTTCAGCGCCCAATTCAAGAACATCGACAACTCGCAGCACGAGGTCGTGATCTGGTTCAGGATCAATGGTGTTGATGTCACAAACAGCGCAACCACGATTACTGTTCCGGCGCGTAAAAATGCCAGTATTTCTGGTTATGCTGTGGCAGCGTGGAATATATTTTTGTCGATGACTGCATCACAGTACGTCGAGGTCGTCTGGCTGCCTTCTTCGACTTTGGTGACTCTCGAGCACTTGCCGTCTAGCGCTTCCCCGGCGTATCCTGCGGTCCCTTCGATCATCGTAACCGTGCAGCAGGTGTCTTGATCATGCCGCTGATCAAGAGCAAATCCGAGAAGGCCTTCAAGGAGAATATCCGCGCAGAAGTCAAGGCGGGTAAACCCGTGAAACAAGCAGTGGCGATCGCTTACAGTGTCAAGCGGGCCGCTAAGAAGGCAGAAGGAGGAGGCTTGTATGCAAACATCAATGCGAAGCGCGAAAGAATCGCTGAAGGCTCTGGTGAGCGCATGCGCAAACCGGGTCAGGCAGGCGCTCCAACGGATAAGGCATTTCGCGAGTCGGCTAAAACAGCGAAGAAAGACGGGGGAGTAGTCCTCTCGGTCGGGCGTGGCGAGAAATTATCTGTCGATAAGGGTGCCGGATTGACGGCGAAAGGTCGAGCCAAGTATAATGCGGCTACCGGGAGTAATCTGAAGGCCCCTCAGCCACAGGGTGGACCCCGGAAAGACTCATTCTGCGCTCGTATGTCGGGTGTCGTCAAGAACGCAAGCGGCGACGCACCTCGCGCGAAGGCCAGTCTGAAGCGTTGGAAATGTCCGGGGTGGTAAATGGCTTATTCTGGAACCGTCGGCAGGACAGTAATCAGCGTTCAGAACCTGATTGATGATGGCGCTCGCGCGTGCGGGAAGCTCGCGGAGGAACTCACTGATGAACAGGTGACTTCTGCGAAACGGCAGTTGTTCTACTTGCTGTCCGCGCTGATTAACAAAGGCATTCAGTATTGGGCGATTGGCGTAAAGGTAATCGGTCTCAAGGCCGACCAATACAGTTACGAACTGCCTCTTGGTGCTGTTGACGCGCTCAACGTACTGTACCGGACCATGAATAGGCCCACCCCGAATGCTCTAGGGGGGTATAGCACCAGTGCGGGCGGGGTCATCGCGAATGCTTTCGACAACAATGTCGATACGTATACGCAGCAGACGACCCCGAACGGTAATATCGCGATCAATTATGGTACCGATAACCCTATTTACGCGGGTTCAATCGGCATTTTGCCATATGTCGCGGGCGGTGGGACGGCCACGTGGTCGCTGATCCTGGAGTATTCTGAGGACGGCAGCACCTGGAAGACCCTTCATGACCTGGGCAGCGTGACGGTAGTGGATGACGAGTGGATCTGGACGAACATTGACCCCGGTCAGACGGTACAGTATTACCGCGTGAGGGGGTACAACGGCACCACGTTGGCGTTGCGTGAATTCTTTGTGGGTAACAATTCGCGCGAGATCCAGATGTCGCGCCTGAATCGGGATGATTACTCGAATCTCCCGAATAAGAATTTCACTGCGAATCAACCGTACCAGTTCTACTTCGAGCGCACGATACCCCTTCCGAAGGTCGTTTTGTGGCCCACGCCTAGCGATCCGTTCATTCAGATGACGGTGTGGTATTCACGCCAGATCATGGACGTGGGCGACCTGCACGGCGAACTCGAGATCCCGGACCGTTGGTACCTCGCAATCGGCAATATGCTGTCTCATCGCATGGCGATGACGCTTCCGACGGTACCTTTGGACCGTATTCAGTATCTGGAGGGTCAGGCTAACAAGACCTTCGAGGAGGCTGAACAGGAAGAGCGCGACAAGTCGCCTATTTACTGGGCTCCGAATATCTCGGTGTACACCAAGTAACCATGCCGCGCTTTCTCGACACCACCGGGCAACCCTCGATCGCCATCGCGGTGTGCGACCGGTGTAAGATGAAGCGTTATTTCTCGGCTTTGGGGTCGGATCCGAACTTCCCGGGGCTTCGGGTGTGTGATCAGGGGTGCCGGGATCAGTTCGACCCATACCGTTTGCCCGCTCGGAAGACCGAGCGGATTAATTTGAGGTTCCCGAGGCCCGATGTGAGTGTCGCGGTGGATCCAAATGACATCATCACAACTGGTTATGGCGGTTACGTGCTGTCGACGCAGACCAACAACCAGACTCCCGAAAATAACGGTAACCTCGACGGCATTGCTGTCACACCTTCGTCGTCGTAATGGCAAACGTTACCATCACTCAGCTGCCCGCAGCCGGTCCGATCACTGGAACGGAGTCGGTTCCGATCGTCCAGAATGGTGTGACGGTTCAGACGACGACGGCCGCGATTGCCGCGTCGCCTTCTCAGACTCAGACGTTCCTCACGGTCAACACGGAAGCCACCCTTCCGAATAGTCGTTACCTGTCCACGGGGCTCGGTCTGGGGCTCTCAGATGGCGGGGCGCTATCTTACTACCGGATCACTCTCAACAGGGCCTCCGGAAGCCTCGAGAATGCCTCCACGGGCATTCTCGCTAAGGATACAGCCTCCACTGTGGTGGCGCGGACGTTCCAGACATCCGGGAACGGTCTGTCGGTGACCAACGGCAGCGGTGTTTCCGGTAACCCGACATTCGCGCTGACTGGGCAGGTATTATCTTTGGCCAACGCTTCGGGCGTAGGACTGGTCGCGTTACCCAACAACGGTTCCGTGGTGCCTCGGGTGCTCACGGGAACCACTTCGCAGATTAGCGTGGCGGATGGGTCGGGTGCTACCGGCAATCCTACGTTTAGCATTGCGAGCGATGTGATACTTCCTGGCACTGGCGCTATGACCGTGCCAAAGGGTACAGACGCTCAGAAACCCGGCGGTAGTACCGGCATGTTCCGGTACAACACGACATTGAACGTGTTCGAGGGTTACACCACTGCCGGGTGGGGCGCTTTTGCCCTCACTGGTGGGGTGACGACGTTCAGCGGCGGCTTAACGGGGCTTCTACCATCCTCGCCCACCGTCGGTGCCGTCACCCTGTCTGGCACGCTCAATGTGGCCAATGGCGGCACAGGCGCAGGCTCTCTGACCGGTTATGTGAAGGGCAGCGGGACGTCTGCTTTCACGGCGAGTGCAACGATCCCGACGACAGACCTGTCGGGGCAGATCACCAACGCGCAGCTTCAGAACTCGTCGATCACTATCGGTTCTACCGCAGTTTCGCTCGGCGGGACGATTACGACATTCACTGGTACCTCGATCAGCGGGTCCACGAACACACTGTCGAACATCGGTAATGCCTCCTTGACGAACTCGTCCATCACGATCAACGGCAATAGTGTGTCGTTGGGCGGTTCGACGACCGTCACGGCGAGCACGACGAATGCGTTGACCTTCACCAATGCTGGTGGAGCAGCCCCGGGAACGACTTTCAACGGCTCTGTAGCCAGGACGATCGACTACAGCACGGTTGGGGCTCCGAAGGCAGACGGCACTGGAGCCACCGGCACCTGGGACGTCAGCATTCTAGGCAACGCGGCCACTGCCACGAGCGCTACGAGTGCCACAACGGCCACGACTGCCACGAATCTCACGGGTGGTGCTGCAGGTTCAATCCCGTACCAGACGGCGGGCGGCGCCACGACCTTTTTAGCCTCCGGTAGCGGAGTCCTGGTGGGTGGCACGACGCCTTCCTACAGCACCGCCCCAACGCTGACGGGCACGAACTTCTCGTCCATCCCCAACGGGGCGCTGCAGAACTCCGCGATCACGATCGGGACGACCTCTATTAGCCTGGGTGGTACGTCGCTGACTCTCGGCGGCTTGACTTCTGTGGCGGTCACGCAGAACCCAACAACGGCTCTGCAGGTGGCCACCAAGCAGTATGTGGATGGCCTCGTTTCTTCCGGTATCACCTACCACACGCCGGTCAAGTATGAAGTTCCGAACTCCACGGGCAACCTAAACGCCACTTACAACCAACCGGGTGGTCCTGGTGTGGGTGTTGGGGCAACGCTGACCAACGCCGGAACTCTGGCTGCTTTCGCCCCTGACGGCCCGACGGCAGCCCCGGGCGATCGCATCCTGATCTACAACCAGACCAACCAGTTCGAGAACGGTGTCTATACCGTCACGACGGTCGGAGACGGTTCTACCCCTTGGGTGCTGACTCGCGCCACGGACGCGGACACCTACGCGCTCAAGAGCACGACCGGCCTGGGCGAGGGGGATGCCTTCTTCATCACCTCGGGCAACACTGGCGCGGGTGAAACTTACGTCTGCAACACCTCAGGCACGATAACCTTCGGCACAACGGCGATCACCTTCGTCCAGGTTTCGTCATCGCAGGTTTATTCTGCAGGAACCGGCTTAACGCTTACGGGTACGCAGTTCAGCCTGACGACTCCGGTGGTTCTGGCAAACGGTGGAACAGGACTGACTTCGTACACCGCCGGTGATTTGGTGTACTTCTCTACGGGCACGTCGTTCACAAAACTGGCTATCGGGGCATCTTCCACGATCCTGACCTCTACTGGGTCGGCTCCTCAGTGGACGACTCCTAGCAGCATCACGGTCGGAACCGCCACGAATGCAGTGAACATCGGCATCACCAATGACGACACCACCAATGCGACGATGTATCCAGTGTGGGTCACTGCCAATACCGGAAATCTTCCGGCGAAGGTAACCTCCACCAAACTCAATTTCAACCCATCTACTGGGGTCTTGACAGCAACCGGGGGCATCTCCGGCGGGACTTTCTAAGGGCAGAAAAATGGCACAAGCAGGCTACACCCCGATTCAACTCTACTACTCCACCACGACGACCAACGTCCCCTCTGCGGGGAATCTGGCCAGTGGCGAGTTGGCCATCAACATCACAGATGGCAAGCTGTTCTACAAGGACAACGGCGGTGTTGTGCGGGTCATTGCGGGAACTGGCGGTACTGGCGTTGTTGCCGGGTCGAACACCCAAGTCCAGTTCAACAACAACGGTGTGTTCGGCGCTTCTGCCAACCTGACGTTTGACGGCACGACCCTTGTTGCATCCAACCTGACGGATTCCTCCCTGACCTCCGGGCGGGTGACCTATGCCACCACGGGTGGAAACCTGACGGACAGCGCGAACCTGACTTTTGATGGGACGAATCTGACTCTGGGCGGCGGCACCGCCAACGGAGTGCCCTACCTCAACGGCTCCAAAGTTCTGACTACGGGGAGTGCGCTGAGTTTTGATGGGACGGTTCTTGGCAGCGCCGGAAGCTCAAGCGGCACTGTTCTTGAGGTTCTTCGCTTGAGCAACAACGGCATAGGAGATGGGACGCAAGCGCAGGTTTCTTTCCGAGCAGCATCGACAAATTACGCGCAGATAACCGGAGGCTTTTCAGGCGGGCCATCTCTAATCAGTAATGTGACCGCAGGTGGGTACCACGCCTTGCAAATTGGCTCCTCCGAACAAATGCGCCTGACCTCCACAGGTCTGGGTATTGGGACGAGTTCGCCAACAACCAAACTCACCGTTGCTGGCAGCACCAAAATCGGCCTTGGTGCTGGTTCAAATAGCGCAACCTTGATGGTCAACAATCTGAGTGGGAGCGCAACTGGAGTTCAGCTTTTCCAAGACGGTGTTGAGTCTTGGATTATGGAGGTTCCCGCTTCCAGCACAGGTTTGCGCTGGACAGCATCTGGTGCAGAGCATATGCGACTCACCAGTGCTGGCAACCTCGGCATTGGGACGAGTTCGCCGGGGGTAAAACTTGATGTGGTGGGTCTGGCAAGAATCAATACAGGCACATACGCTGCTGGATATGGTTTGACATTCCAAGCCAATTCGGAAACAAGCCGCACCTATCAAATGGGCATGGTCACTGGTGGTAATTTTGCCATCTATGATTCTGCTGCTGCGGCCACAAGGGTCACCCTCGACACCTCCGGCAACCTCGGCCTCGGGGTTACGCCGAGTGCTTGGTCAGTCAGAACCATCCAAGTTCCAAACAATTACGCATTTGGGCATTTGGGCGTTTCCAACAATGCGTTTTATGACGGCGCTTGGAAATACATCACCACAGCCGCCGCAACTGTAACGACCGGAACGGGTGGTTCTTTCACATGGAATATCGCCGCCTCCGGCACCGCAGGAGACCCCATCAGTTTCACGCAGGCGATGACGCTGACGAGTGGTGGAAACCTGCTTGTCAAAACCACAGCGGACAACGGCGTCACCTGTCACTTCAATGGTGGCGCAAATGCCAACATCATTCGATTGACTGGTGCTTCGACAACAAATTCCGGTTACATCGGAATGGACGGTGACAATTTCACCATCAGCACCGGCGCTTCTATTCTTGAACGCGCCCGTATTACCTCGGGTGGGTATTTCAAGGCGAGTGATACGGGGGTTTACGCAAGTAGCACCGATTCGTATCACGAATTGCGGAGCAGTAATCCTACAGGAGATTGGACTGCTGTTATCAGTAGTTCTACGGCAACTTCCGGGAATGCTTATGGTGTTTTTATTAAGTATGAGGCTGCGGCACCAAACGCTGCGACTAATCCGTTTTTGTCTTGCAGTGACAATGTGACACAGAGGGCTGCGATTCGCTCTAACGGTGGACTTGCCAACTACCAATCCAACAACGTAGACCTATCTGACGCACGCACCAAGAAGGGAATTACACCTGCCCCGTCATACTGGGGCAAGATTGGCGCACTAGAGATCGTCACTTACAAGTACAACGACCAAACACATGATGATGTCAATATAGGCGTTATCGCGCAGCAGGTGGAGTCTGTTGAGCCGGTATGGGTTGATGCTGATGGATTTGGAGAAATTCCAGAAGATGGCGTTCCTCTGAAGACGGTTTACACCAAGGACATCACTTTTGCCGCCATCAAAGCCCTGCAAGAAGCAATGGCACGGATAGAGCAACTAGAAGCAAAAGTCGCCGCACTGGAAGCGGCCTAATTAAACGAAAGGAAACATCATGGCTACACAATCACCTGCAATCACCTACACCTGGACTGTGACGGCTATGGACTGCTATCCGCAGGCAGAGGGCCACACGGATGTGGTCTTTACCGTGCACTGGACCTGCTCTGGCACTGACGGCACCTACAACGGTTCTGTCTACAGCACCTGCAGCATTCCGATCTCACCCACCAACTTCACGCCCTATGACCAGTTGACCAACGATCAGGTCATTGGCTGGTGCTGGGCTAACGGGGTTGACCAAGCAGCCACGCAAGCGGTTGTGGCTCAACAGATCGCCAACCAAGTGAACCCGCCCGTGGTCACACCTCCGCTGCCCTGGGCAACTCCCGCAGCATAAAGGGCAAGCCGTCAGCCCCCGATGACGGCAAACGAAGGAAATCAAGATGAGCAACAACAAACAGCCTCAGCTTGTGAGCATCGACGGTACTGAATACGACTTCGCTGACCTCACGGATCAGCAGAAGGTCATGTTTGAGCACTGCATTGATCTGGACCGCAAGATCGCCTCTTGCCGGTTCCAACTGGATCAACTGAGCGTGGGCAAGGATGCGTTCCTGACCATGCTCAAGCAGTCTCTGGCCTCTACCCCGGCAGAAGCCGAGCAGAAGGCCGCTTAAACCTTATGGGGCCTCGCGCATGCCGTGAGGCCCCGCAGACACACCGAAGGCATGTGGGATCATGAGTGACGAAAACCTTGGGACGCGGTTCTCGGTTCACGAGGCAGTGTGCGCTCAACGTTACGAGAATATCGAGAAGAGCTTCAAGGATGGCGTGCGCCGCATGCGTAACATCGAGATAATGCTCTACATCACCATCGGCGTGGTACTTCTTGGTCCGGGGGTCGCCGCCGAATTCGTGAAGAAGTTACTGGGGATCTAAAATGGAAGAAGCCAAACCAGTCGAAACGGCAAAAGAGGTCGCCGGTAAATCGATCGGCAGGTTTGGCCTCTTCTACATTACTCTGATCGTGCTGATCGGGGTGGGCTCCTCCTACTTCCTGTCCGACTCTGCCATCACCGCCGTGATGACGATGATTGGTGGCGCTCTGGTGGCTCTCATCAACATGATGAACGGCATCGCAGGCACGGCAGAGAAGCAGGAGAAGCCCGAATACAAGGTGATCCACGCCCTGTTAGAGCGCTTGGATACGCCTGAGCAGCCCATGAACGTCACGGTGGAAGGTGACAAGGTGGTCGTCACCAAGGGCAGCGACACTGTAACTACGACGAGGGAATAGACATGCTCGAACTACTCAGCGGCGGCATCTTCGGCTCCCTGCTTGGGGGCATCTTCCGTCTGGCCCCGGAAGTCCTGAAGTTCTTCGACAAGAAGAATGAGCGTGCCCATGAACTCAATATGTTCAACCGGCAGTGCGAACTGGAGCAGATCAGAGGTCAGCAGAAACTGGCCGAGATCGGTGCAGAACGCGACAAGGCCATCGACACCGGGGTAATGGACGCCTTCAACGCCGCCATTCAGCAGCAAGCTGAAATGGTCAAGGCAGCGGGCGGGTGGGCCGCGTCTCTGTCTGCGTCGGTTCGCCCGGTGGTCACTTATTGGGTGATCCTGTTGTGGTCCTTCGTACACCTGTGGTACGCCTGGAATGCCTGGACTAACGGGGCCGCACCTCGCGAGGTGTTCGAGACCATGATGACGGCTGATTTCATGGCCCTCGTTTCGGGCACCATCAATTACTGGTTCCTTGACCGGACGCTCAAGCAGCGCGGTTTATGAAGCTCGACATCGCTGAGGAACTCTGCAAACGGTTCGAGGGCTTGGCGCGGGTAGGTGCTGATGGGCTGATCTACCCCTACATCTGCCCTGCCGGTTTCCCGACCCAGGGCTACGGGACAGTCTTTCGCCCAGACGGCCGCAAGGTGAGCATGGACGACCCGCCGATCACCCGGGAGACTGCGGAGCAGTGGCTCAAGCTCGAGCTGCTTCATACCTACGCCCCCGGTGTGGTGCGGCAGTGCCCGATCTTGCTGACCCTCGCGTTGACCTCGGGAAACTGGGCGAAATTCTGCGCTATCGTAGATTTCGCATATAACCTAGGTGTCGGTCGGCTGCAGACCTCTACCCTCAAGCGCAAGATAAACGCTCAGGATTGGGAGGGCACTAAAGAACAATTAATGCTCTGGGTGCGCGGGGGTGGCAAAGTGCTTCCTGGACTGGTCCGGCGTCGTCAGGCAGAGGTGGCCCTCTTCAGTTGACCATATACGATAGCGATGATATAATATGACAAATATCCACGAGTCGAAAGGGGTTATATGCCTGCCGCAGCGGTGATGACTTACGACTCGCTCGTCGCGGATATCTCGAGCTACCTGGAACGCACGGACACGGCGACCCTCGAGAAGATCCCGCAATTCATCATGCTCGCCGAGCAGGTGATCGCGGCGGATCTCAAGATCCTGGGCACCATCACGGTGCAGACTAGCACGATGACCACCGGATCGAACGTCATCGATAAGCCCGCCCGGTGGCACAAGACCGTTTCGATGAACGTTACGGTCAACGGCAAGCGTCAGCCGGTACTGCTCCGCAAGTATGAGTACATCCGTAGTTACTGGCCGGACCCGGCTCAGACTGATGTGCCGCTGTATTACTGCGACTACGACTACACCCACTGGCTCGTTGGGCCGACCCCGGACGCTAACTACAATTTCGAAGTGCTGTACTACGAGCGCGTGCAGCCCTTGGATTCCTCGAATCAGACGAATTGGTTCACTATCTACGCCCCCCAGGCGCTCCTGTATGGTACGCTACTCCAGGCGATGCCATTCCTCAAGAACGACGATCGCATCCCGATGTGGCAGGCTCAGTACGATCTGATCATGTCCACACTCAAGAACGAAGATAAACTTCGTATCGCTGATCGTCAAGCCATCGCGGTGGATACATGAGCTACAACAGTCCTTTCACCGGCAACGTAATTCAGCCGACCGACGTCTCGTATCGGTCGATAACGCTTGCCGCAAACACGCAGCTTCAGTGGCCGATCAACGGCAACGCCACGGATGATTACGCAGCGCGCATCATGGACGTCACCGCTTCGAGTGCGGGACTCGCCTTGTGGATGCCGCCCGCGAATCAGACCTCGGTAGGCAATGACGCCCTGATCCGCAACGTCGGTGCGAATTCATTCACGGTCAAGGATTTCGAAGGCACCAACACGATCATCACGGTCGCGGCGGGTGAAGCCAAGTATATCTACATCAAGACCAATGCGACGTCTGCGGGCACGTGGGGTAACATTGCGTTTGGTGTGGGAACGTCAGCACCTGATGCGGCCACGCTCGCGGGCAACGGGCTCCTCGCGATCGGTTCTACTCTGAACCAGAGTCACCCGGTGTCTTCTCTGGTCACGGGATACACCTTCCTCAGCGGTGACCGGGCTTCTACTTACATTTGGACCGGTGGCACGGGGACCGCGACGCTGCCTTTGGCCTCCGCACTCGGCAACAACTGGTTCTTGCTGTTCAAGAATAACGGTAGCGGTACGGTGACCATCAGCACCACCGGTGGCCAGTTGCTCGACGGTGCTACGACGAAAGGTTTCGCCCCCGGCGAGTCTGCTTTTGTCGTATGTACCGGCACGGCCTACGTGACCATCGGGTACGGCCAGTCGTCCGAGTTTAACTTCAACGTGTTGACCAAGCCCGTAACGGGCGGGGCGTACACACTGACCGCATCGGAAGCGTCGAATACCATCCAGTTCTACACTGGCACACTGTCGTCAAATGTGACGGTCACGTACCCGCCGGTGGTGAATTTCTACGTTATTTCGAACCAGACGAGCGCGGGTGGTTACACGCTGACTGTAACCACCGGCATCTCCGGGGGTGCCGACGCTGTGATCCCCTCGGGTGGCCAAGCCACGGTGGTGTGTGATGGTATCAATTTCTACAACGCGAACACCACACAAGCCGGTGCTACCGCGCTTAGCCTGATCAACGGCACCGCAGGGTCGCCGTCGCTTAATTTCGCTACCGAGACCAACACCGGTGTGTATCGCCCGGGTGCGGGTCGGTTCGGCATCTCAGTGCTAGGGAATCTGATCACCGACGTGACCGCTTCCGGGATTAGCGTCACGGGCAGCGGGACATTCTCCAGTGGCGTTTCTGGCGGGTCGTTCTAATGACCAAGAAGGTATTCGCGCTAGACACCCTACCCGGCATTCAGCGGGATGGTACTACCTTTGACAAGCAGTATTATTCTGATGGTCAATGGGTGAGGTTTCAGCGTGGACGCCCCCGTAAGATCGGCGGCTACAAGCAGATCATCAACACGTTGGCGGGTCCTTCCCGTGGCATCTATGTAGACCCTCGGAACAGTTTCAACGACGTCTACAGCGGCTACAATAATGGGCTGCAGGTAGTGCCGATCGATGACAACGGAGTCGGTGCGGGTCTCAACGATTACACGCTAAACGATTTCATCGCGAGTGACCTGAACCTGTGGCAGTTCGACACCTTCACGAACACCACGACCTCGACTGCGGACAAGATTCTTCTCGCCCATCCGGGCCAGAATCTGGCTAACATCGACAACGAGGTGGATACCTACGTGTTGGGCGGTAGCGTGTCGACTACTACGCTCGACGCGATTGGTATCTTTACGCAGACCGGCACCACGTCCACGGGCCTCAACACTATCACTCTGTCCGCTGTGAATCCGAACATCGGGGCGGGCCAGTTGGTGACGGGTGCCGGGATCCCCGCGAACACCACTGTGGTGTCAGTGTCGAGCACTACCCTTACGATCTCCAACAACGCTACTGCTAGTGCTACGGTCACGCTCACTTTCGACAATCAGATCAAGGTGTCGGGCGGTGTTGTGACGTTGCACCCGTATGTATTCGTGTTCGGGAACAACGGTCTGATCAAGAACAGCGCATCCGGCAACATCGACGACTGGGTGTCGGCAGAAGCGAATGAGGTGAACGTCGCCACGGGCAAGATCGTGCAGGGCTTGCCTGTGCGTGGCGGCTCGAATTCTCCATCTGGCTTGTTCTGGTCGCTCGATTCGCTGATTCGGGTGTCATATGCTCCGACCAACATCGTGGTCGGCGGTACTACTATCACGCAATACTGGCGTTACGATATCATCAGCAGCCAGACCTCGATTCTTTCTTCGCAGTGCGTGATCGAGTACGACGGCATCTACTACTGGATCGGTACCGACCGATTCATGCTGTATAACGGCGTGGTCAAAGAGATCCCGAACTCGTTCAATCAGAACTACTTCTTCGATAATCTCAATTACGCGCAGCGCCAGAAGGTGTGGGCCACCAAGGTGCCGCGATTTGGCGAGATTTGGTGGTTC